GGAACTGATACTACTCTTACTGCTAGTATTACTGATAACACTGCTGCAATTACTGCGGAAACATCTGCAAGAACAACTGCGGACTCGACGTTACAATCTTCCATAGATTCAGAAGTTGCTCGCGCAACGGCTGCGGAAGGTGTTCTTACTACTGCCGTTTCTGATGAGACATCTGCAAGAACATCTGCTGATACAACTCTTCAGTCTAATATTGATACAGTAAGTGGACGTGTTGATACGATTCTAAATGGTTCTTCTACATCACTAGATACTATTGTTGAAGTTGTTTCTGCATTTGAGAACGCAGATAGTGACCTACAGACATTAATATCATCTAATGCTGGATCACACGCAACAAATGCAACTGCTATCTCTACCGAAACAACACGTGCAACAACTGCGGAAAGTGCGTTACAAACCGCAATCGACACAGAAGAAACCGCACGTGTTCAGGCGATATCAGCTGAAGAAACTGCACGTATCACATTCGATGCGAGTCTACAAGATCAAATCAATGCTCTCGATACACAAGAAACTACTAGTAAGTCTTCTCTGCAATTAAGTATTGACAATGAAGTCACTCGTGCAACAACTGCGGAAGGTGTTAATGCTGCCGCAATCTCTGCTGAGACTACTGCAAGAACTTCTGCAATCTCTGCTGAGACTACTGCAAGAGAAAGTGCTGTAACATCTGCTATCTCGACTGCAAGTTCTGATGCAACGACTAAGGCAGATGCTGCTGAAGCGGATGCTATCGCAACTGCCTCTGCGGATGCAACTAGTAAGGCAAATGCTGCTCAATCAGCCGCTATCTCTACTGCATCTTCTGATGCGACTGCGAAAGCGAATGCTGCACAGTCTGCCGCTGAAGCGACTGCTTCTGCGGATGCAACAACTAAAGCGGATGCTGCTCAAGCTGCCGCAGCTGTTGATGCAACGACTAAGTCGGATGCTGCACTTGTTTCTGCACAGACTTACGCAGACAATGCCGCATCAACTGCGGTTGCTAATGTAATTGATGCCGCTCCCGCTTCGTTGGATACACTCAACGAACTAGCTGCTGCACTAGGTGACGATGCGAACTTTGCATCAACTGTTACTGCTAGTCTTGCAACTAAGGCAAATACTGCCGATGTCGCAACTGCTGCTCAAGGTGTTAAGGCGGATAGTGCTTTACAACCTGGCGATGCAGTTGGTCTTACAGTAGACAACTCTGACAAGTTAGACGGTCAGCAGAGTTCACACTTCCGTATCGACATTTATGACATTAACGGTAACATCGTTAACTAATAAATTGTATAAATATAACAGGGTGTCACAACGTGGCACCCTAGTTATAAAATAGGAATAGGTTATATGATACCGAACAGTAAAGACGAATTGATGGATTACTGCTTGAGGTCTTTAGGACATCCAGTAGTAGAAGTAAATATTGATGACGACCAATTGGACGATAGAATTGATGAAGCCCTTCAGTGGTTTCGTGAACATCATCCAGACGGATCAAAAAGACAATATTTGTCACATCAGCTAACACAGGATGATATTGATAACGGATACATCGATTTCGGTGTGGATGTCATGTCAGTTGTTAGGATGTTGCCCGTTAATACTGTACAAGGACAAACAAACTTCTTTGATATCAAGTATCAAATGATGTTAAATGATATCACAGATTTAAATAATTATGCCGGTGATATGGCATATTATGAACAAATGCAACAACATCTATCGTTGTTAGATATGAAACTTTCTGGTTTGCCAGAGATAACATTCGATAGACAGAACAATAGAGTAAACTTTTTCTTAAGTAAATCCAAGATTCCAGTTGGACAATATGTTGTTTTCGAAGTTTATGGAATGAGAACTCCTAACTCTGATTATGAATATAATTCATTGTGGAATCATAAATTTATTAAGTCATATTCTACAGCCCTTGTCAAAAGACAATGGGGAACTAATCTTATAAAGTTTGACGGTATGACACTGCCCGGCGGTGTTACAGTTAATGCTCGTCAGATATATGAGGATTCTCTACAAGACATCGAAAAGATTATGGAGAAGTTCCGAGAAGAGGAAGACGAAGGTCCGATCTTCTTTGTAGGTTAACATGGCCACTAATCGTTATATAAGTCAAAGAGTACGCAGCGAACAAAATCTGTATGAAGATTTGATTATAGAATCTATACAGTTTTACGGTCAAGATGTGTATTATCTCCCCAGAGAAATTGTTAATAGAGATCCTATCTTTATTGATGATGTACCTTCTCGTTTCTCAGATTCATACAAAGTCGAAATGTACATTGAAAACCAAGACGGTTTTGATGGAGAGGGTGATCTATTCACCAAATTTGGCATTGAATTGAGAGACCAAGCAACATTTGTTGTTGCTCGTAAGAGATGGCAATCCTTGATAGGAGACTATCTTGACTCACAGAAATTTAGACCTAGGGAGGGTGATTTAATATTCCTTCCTATGTCAGAATCTATCTTCCAGATAATGAAGGTAGAAACAGAAACTCCTTTCTACCAACTAAGTCAACTTCCGACGTTTAGGCTTCAGTGTGAGTTATTCGAATACAATGATGAAGATTTTGATACTGGTATAGAAGGTATTGATATTGTAGAACAGGAATCAGCATTTAAATATGAATTGGTGATGTCGGATTACTTATCTTCTTCGGCAGAATTATCTTCAGTTATTGATAGTGAAGGAAAGGTCACAGATTTGAATATTATAGAATCTGGAGAGAATTACACCACAGTTCCTACCGCAATATTCTCATCTCCATCAGATCCATCTGGGGTAACAGCTGAGGTTACTCTAGAAATTTCTGGTGGATCTGTTACTGGAGGAACAATAGAGAACCAAGGGAGTTTGTATGATACTGCACCTACGGTCACAGTATCGCCTCCAGTATCCGGTGGAGACTTCTTGGATGGTCAAGTACTAACTCAAGATAACGGAGAATACATTATCAAGGGTGAAGTTACTACTTGGAATAGTGATACTAAGACGTTATCTATCGCCCATACCGGAGCTACCGATGGTAAGTTCCATCTATGGACCACGACATCTCCGATAACAAGTGAGACTGCAAGTTGGATACCCACACAGATTAAAGAGATTCAGGACATACAGATAGAATCCCAGAATCAGATATTCGACGATTTCGAATCAGACTTCTTGGACTTTAGTGAGACTAATCCATTTGGAGACCCGTCATAATGTTTGGAACTCATTTTTATAATAAGAGAGTAAGAACTACAGTATCTATATTCGGATCTCTTTTTAACAACTTGCATGTCATAAGATCGAACGCATCTAATGAGGTAATATCTCAGGTGAAAGTTCCTTTGTCGTATGCTCCTAAGAGAAACTTCTTAGAAAGATTATCTTCCATGTCTAATGGGGAGGAGTCTGAACGAAGAATTGCGATGAAACTTCCGAGAATGTCATTTGAGATTGTTGATCTAGCTTACGACCCTATGCGACAACTTCCAAAGGTTAATGCATATAAAGAACCTCTCTCTTCTGATGCAACAAAGGCCAGAAAGGTTTATACCGGAGTTCCTTATAATATTCAGTTTCAATTAAATATATATGCAAAATCCCAAGACGATGCTTTACAAATAGTAGAACAAATCATACCTTACTTCGCTCCTCAATATAATTTGACAGTCAAACCTTTTTCAGATTATCCAGATGTCAAGGAAGATGTCCCTGTAGTTCTTCAAGGAATAACCTTCTCTGATGACTACGAAAGTGGTTTAGAACAGAGAAGGACCATAATCTATACTCTGGACTTTCAGATGAAAATAAACTTCTATGGTCCTGATCGAGACAGATCTGTAATTAGAGAGGTTAATACACCTTTGAGTATACTAACAGATTTACAAAACAACCTACCTCTTGAGACTATAAATATTACACCAGATCCTATTGGTGTAAGCCCTGACAGTGACTATGGATTTAATGTGAAATACTTGGATAATGATGGAAATGAAATCTGATAAAGAAAATAATATAGAAAATGATTATGAACATTCCAGAGATACATATTACGATTTAATCGAAAAGGGTCGAGAGTCTCTTGAGTTGATGATACAAGTTGCTAGAGAAAGTGAACACCCTAGAGCTTTTGAAGTGTTGTCTGGAATGATTAAGAATATTTCCGATGTTAATGATAAACTTATGGATCTGAATAAGAAACATAAAGACATCAACAAACCGGAAGAAAGCGTCAACGCTCTTCCAAACGGAACTACAAATAATAATGTTTTTATAGGTTCGACAACCGACTTACAGAGAATGTTGGGAAACCTAGATAATGAAGAAAGGGTGATTGAAGCAGAAGATGCAATCGACAGTTCTGGATCAAACGAAATCTAGTACCGCTGCACACTATCTTGGAAACCCCAACGTAAAACGTGACGGTGTACAAGAGGAGTGGACACAGAAGAAACTTCTAGAATATAAAAAGTGCATGGAAGATCCAGCGTACTTCGCTCGAACCTATGTTAAAATTATATCACTTGACAAAGGTCTAGTACCTTTCGATCTCTACGATTATCAAGAAGAGATGTTCGACCACTTTAATGATAATCGATTCTCTATTGTACTGGCGTGTCGTCAGTCAGGAAAATCTATAAGTTCCGTAGCATACCTTCTCTGGTATGCGTTATTTCATCCCGAAAAAACTATCGCAGTTCTTGCTAACAAAGGTGCTACCGCAAGAGAAATGCTTGCACGTGTGACACTTATGTTGGAGAATCTTCCCTTCTTTCTACAGCCGGGATGTAAAGCACTCAACAAGGGTTCTATAGAACTCAGTAACAACTCACGAATCATTGCAGCTGCAACTTCCGGTTCTTCTATCCGAGGTATGTCTGTGAATCTATTGTTTCTTGACGAGTTCGCGTTTGTAGATAATGACGCAGAGTTTTATACTTCAACATACCCAGTAGTATCTTCTGGTAGAAATACTAAAGTTATAATTACCTCTACCGCAAACGGCATAGGTAATGTCTTCGAGAGAATTTGGACAGGCGCAAAACAAAAAGTCAACGAGTACAAATCATTCGAAGTTAATTGGTGGGATGTGCCTGGCAGAGACGATAAGTGGAAGGAAGAAACAATTTCCAACACATCACAAATGCAATTTGATCAGGAGTTCGGTAATACCTTTTTCGGTACTGGTAACACTCTGGTCAAAGGAGACACTTTACTTAAGTTAAGGGCGAAGCCTTACAAAAGATCCCTAGAACAGGGAGACTTGTTAATATACAAAGATCCTATTAAGGATCATCAATACATCACTCTCGTAGATGTAGCACGAGGAAGAGGTCAGGATTTCAGTACGTTCAACGTAATCGATATAACGGTCCAACCCTTTCAACAGGTTGCGGTGTATCGCAATAATAGTATTTCTCCGATACTCTTTCCAAACATTATTTATAAGTATTCGATTCTCTACAATAACGCATACACGGTGGTTGAAGCTAACGATCAAGGTCAAGTAGTTTGTAACGGTTTGTACTACGAACTAGAATATGAGAACTTGCATACAGAGTCGGCTATTAAAGCCAATGCTTTAGGCATAGAGATGACAAGGAAGGTAAAAAGACTTGGATGTTCTGCGATAAAGGATTTGTTGGAAAATAATAAATTAGATATTCACGACGAACAAACTATATCAGAAGTCTCAACCTTTACAGCCAAAGGGACCTCATATGAGGCTTCCAACGGAAATCATGATGATCTAATGATGAACCTTGTCATGTTTGGTTACTTTGTATCAACTCAGTTCTTTTCCGATATGACTGATATAGATTTGAAAAGAATGATGTTCGAGGAAAAAATGGTCGCTATAGATCAGGATGTCCCACCGTTTGGTATCATAGATGATGGATCGGAATTTATGAAACAGATAGAATCTGACAATATATACGATACGGGTTGGCATGACATAGGTGAAAGACATCTCGTGGACGACGAATGGTAAGTAAAGAACTAAAAAATTATAAATAGAACTATTGAGAAAGAATTCCGTATTATGACTAACTTATTATACCTTAACTAAAAAGGACACTATCATGACTCTTAAATTTTCCGAGTCGCCAGCGGTACAGATCAAAGAGATCGACTTGACGGGAACCGTTCCTTCTGTCACCTCTACGACTGGTGCATTAGTAGGTGACTTCAATTGGGGTCCAGTAAACACACCAACTCTAATCGGTAACGAATCTGAGTTATCAGCTGTTTTTGGAAACCCTACATCAGGAGGTGTGGAAGTAGATGATTACCTTTCTGCCGCATA